TTCTGCTGCGTATGCAGACCCATCTTGGGGCCACGCTTTCTACGTGAACGGTTGCAACGCTTCCGATTTGAATCGACCGCATGCTTCTGTTGCGTTGTTTCGGCGCTCGCTCGAAGGCGATCTTAGCGCGGATGAGCTGCCGAGAGCGCTAACAAATCTCGCATGGGAACTTATGAAGACGGGCGGCCACAAAGAAGCGATGGCTTACCTGCATCGCGCCATCGATTTGAATCCGAAGTTGTCGTTACCGTACATGCATGCGGGCATGATAAATCAGACGTTCGGCAATACCAAACTTGCAGTCGAGTACGCGCGCAAGTGTTTTGACCTCGCCGATCGGAACGACGGCGCCGGTATGGCGATTGCCGAATTTCAATACGCATTTGCATTGCTGTTCGACGGCCAGTATGCCGCCGGCTTGAAGGCGTTCGAATCGCGCTTTGCCGCGCGCTTGCCCAATTTTCTTCTGTATCCGTACAAACGTTGGGAGGGTGAGCCGGGCAAGACGCTGTTCCTCGTAGCTGATCAGGGTCTCGGTGACACGCTGTCGTTCGCACGTTTCCTGGAAGCCGCGTCCAAGCGGTGTAGGTTCATCCATCTTTGTATTCAGTCGGAGTTGCGTCGTGTTTTCGAACACGCTTTCCGCCACCTCGATAACATCAACTTCATGCCGTCCCCCTCGAACTTTCCTGGTGACGCCGATGCATGGAGCACATTTGTTTCACTCCCGTTCGCCCTTGGCTTGACCGACGAGGAAATCGTTAACGCGCCGAACATCGACGTGCCGCGGCATTCCATGCCGACGCAATGGAAAGTGCCTGATCGCAAATTTCATATCGGTATTGCGTGGGCGGGTTCGCCGCTGAATGATATCGACAAGCATCGCAACATTCCGATTCACCACTTCGTAGATTTGTATAAAGTGCCTGGTATACAACTCTATGGACTTCAGGTTGATGCCAAGAAGTCCGACCTGAATCTATGGGGCTTCGCCCCACTCATTAAAGACCTGTCGGGCTATATCCGTTGTATTGCCGATACCTATTCCATCTTGCCGCATTTGGACCTGGTGATTACGGTAGAGTCAGCACTTGGCCATATCTGCTCGATGGGAAATCACGAGCACTGGTGCCCGTATAGCTGGCTAGGTCGCGATTGGCGGGCAGGCTGCAATGGAACGAATGCACAGAGGATTTGGACTCCCAAGGCTAGGTTCTTCCAACAATCCGACGACATGCGCTGGGAGCCCGTGTTCGAGCGAATCGTCGAAGCGTTGAGGGAGAAGGTTAATGGTTGCTGACCATTTTGGCCTGCACGTTCGCGAGCCTAGCGAAAGTGAAATAGACCGCGGTGCCGCAGCATTACGCGCGCACGACATGCAAGGACGTATCACACGTTCTTGGGATAAACTTCCAAAACACGATAAAGAAAAATGGAAGTTAAAAGCTACAACAGTTCTTCGTGCAGCTTTAGGGAACTAGAAAATGGCTGACGGCTGGATGAAATCTGTATACTCCGACATGGTCGCCGAAGTCGGCTGGGATCCGGAGCAGGAAGAACTTATCGTTCGCTTCAAAAAGAACGGCAAGACCGCCGCCTACAAGGGCTTCGACGAAGGCACCGCCGAGCAGCTATCGAAAGCGCCGTCGGTCGGATCGATGTTCCTGTCGGAAATAAAACCTTTTGCTGCGAGTTGGCGTTATGTCTGAAGAACAACCGACCGACGAATCCGAAAAGCGCGCCCTCCTGTTCGAGGACATGGCCCGCCAGATCCGGCTCAACAAGGACGTCAAGTTCGGTGGCGCCTTCCTGGTGTGCCCGCCGTCCGACGGCGAGCCGTTCCAGTCGCTGATGCTGGGTCAGGAAGAGGCATCGATCTTCTGGGGCGCCGTCAAGACGCTGGCCGAGGTCGCCATGCAGGCGCTTGATCCGCGCAATGCCCAAGGCTTCCGAGGGCGCTAACATCCCCGACAGATCGACGGAGGCGGGCCCGGGTAGGGCGGGAGCGGTGCTATTCCATCGTCAGTGAAACGGATGCCCTAGGCTGAGCCCGCCGGCCCCGAACACGCAACCGATAAGCTCGAAGATGATCTTGACGAAGAAGATCCCGATGACCGCCCAGATAAAGATTTGAATGATCGCTACCACGATGGCAGGCAAGAACTGGAGCATGAATGGCGATATCAGCAGCCATACTTTCCAGAATGCGATGGCGACGATGCTCCAGATGCAGATTTCTTCCAGCAAGCCTAATGACAAACAGCCCATGATGGAACCCTCTGAGGTGTGGACCGCAAACGCCTTGACGGGTATATAGTTCCGTATGGCAGGTTGGTCCCACGAGAAACGAGTGGCGTTTGAGGAGGCGTTTTATTCCTATTTGAACAGCTGCGAGATCAATTCCAAGGATCACGGCGAGCCTATCATTCTCGGCGCGCACCTGATGTACGGCCAGAAGGTGTTCGTCACTGCGATCTTCGACGGTCTTGAAAATGATATTCATGATTTTTTCTGCCTTAAAAGTCGGCAGCTGGGCATCACAACCATCATCAGAGCGCTATGCGCCTTCTTCCTCGGCGTTCATCGCGGACTTACGGGCGTCCTTGTTTTCGATACCAACGAGAACAAAAACCTCGCTCGTGACGAACTCGTAACTATTATCAAAGCGCTTCCCGCCCGGTTGAAATTCCCCGGTATTGGAAAAGACAATCGCGACGGTTTGACGCTTACCAATTCGTCCAAAATTCTGTTCAAGTCGGCTGGCATCAAGAAAACGAAAACTTCCGGAACGCTAGGCAGATCGGTCGGCGCGTCCCTGGCGCACCTATCGGAAATTTGCTCGTTCGATAACGAAGAAGGGTTGGTCTCGTTTCAGGAGTCGCTGTCCGACGTCAACCCAAACCGATTGTACATTCGCGAATCCACCGCTCGCGGTCCGAATATGTGGAAGCGCATGTGGGATACAGCGCGTAGCGATACACTGCATTGCGTTTGTGTCTTCATCGGCTGGTGGGCCAAGGATAGCCACCGCATCGACCGCACCGAACGCGATTGGGAATTCTACGGCGTCCAGCCGCCGACCCATGAGGAACAGTACAAGATCGACCTCGTCAAGAAGCTCTACAATTTCGACGTAAGCCCGGAACAGCTGGCGTGGTATCGCAGGGCTATGGATCCCGCTTCGTCGGAGGAAGGCGATGTCGAAGCTGGCTTCGAGGCGAGTTCGTTCCAGAAGCAGGAGCAGCCATGGGATGAGGAAGAAGCTTTCCAGATCACCGGCAGCATCTTCTTCGCTGGCGAAAGCCTCAAGGATCAATCCGACAAGTGGGTGAGTAAAAAATTCGTGCCGTATATGTTTTTGGGCGGCGCCGAATTTTCCGACATGAAAATTTACAAGGCCGAAAACACTCGTAATATCGAATTGAAGGTTTGGGATCCGCCGGCCAGAGAGGCGATCTACATCGTCAGTATCGATCCGGCGTTCGGAGAGAACGAACACAATGACAGATCGGCCATCCAGGTATTGCGCTGCTACGCCGACGGCATTGACCAAGTCGCCGAGTATGCGTACCCGCTGATTTCAACCAAACATCTTGCGCATGCCGCAGCGGGCATCATGGCATGGTACGGCAATGAGCCGTTCAACGAAATTTACTACATCCTCGAGATCAACGGCCCCGGCGGTGCGGTGCTTCAGGAATTGAAATCGCTTAAATTCCAGATCGAGAACGGCTACGCTCCGATGGAGGAGCAGGGCCTGAAGAATATTTTTGTCAATGTAAAACAGTTCATCTATCAGCGTCCGGATTCGTTGTCAGGAGGCGGCTCGGCATGGCATTGGAAAACTAGTTCGGCACTCAAGGTGGTTATTTTCGAGGAATTGCGCGGCTTTGTCGGCAACGGACAGTTTCGAATCCGGTCCCACGACCTGATCGAGGAAATGAAAACGATTGCCCGCGACGGCGACACCATCGAGGGTGAGGGCGGCGGGGCCCACGACGATCGAGTGATGGCAGCAGCGATGGGCACCCACTACTGGGATTCCAAGATCCGGCGTAACCTGATCATGCAAAAGCGGACGAGAGAGGCGGAAAAGGTAAAAATCCAGCGCTCGGTCATTGACCAGACCGTTTTGTTCAATCAGAACATGATGTCGGCGTTCATGGGAACCAAGGCCAAGTCCCGGGTTCAGCAACAGCAACTGGCGATGAAGAACGCGTGGCGCTACGGACGGAGATAGTATGGCGGTGGTTCTCAGATGCCCGGCCTGCCGGGATAAATTCAAATACGACGTCAGCGAGGGCTGGCCGACGTACTGTCCGCTGTGCGCCACCGACATCAACAACTACCGCGCCGACGACGATGTGGTGATGCCGGCCTTTCTGTCCCAGAAATCCAAGAACAACGACGCCGTGGCCCGGCAGATCATGGACGGGTCGGAAACCCGCGCCGAGATGGCAGCGTCGATGGCCGGGGTGCCCGCCAGTGAGATGGCCAGCCTCAAGGTTACCAACCTGAACGACCGCAACGACACCCAGTTTTCGGCCCCTGAGGTCCACAACCCCGTCACTGAACGAATGGCTGCGATGCAGGCTGCCGGCATGCCCACAGGCTTCGGCACCAATGCCGCCGATGCCATGGCCCGCGCTGCGGCCGCCCACACTGGAGATGCCCCCTACGCTGGCCTGCGCGAGCGCAATCGCCTCCAGCGCCTGATGCAGCCGATCGGGCAGGCCCCGCTGCCCAAGCAGATCACCGATAATCCAAACTACAGGTCGCCGGTATGATCCCGATCCCGACAGGCGAACAGAAGCTCATCCCGTTCGCGAACGAACTGATCGAGACCTGCCGGGTCAGCCAGGCCAATCGCGCAGCATACTACCGCCTGCTCAACCAGGTCGCCGAGACCGGCCGCCCGGACGGCAGCAAGGCGCTCATCAACATGATGAACAGCCACCTTGAGCGCACCGCTTCGCATTTGTTCTCGCCAGTTGAACTGAAATTCGCTTACGACTTCGACAATGACTACGACGCCGCCACCATCAAGCGTGGGCAGGTCGCCGCCAAGCATTTGACCCGGCACTGGGAGCGGCAGGGCCTCGGCCATCTGTTCGGACAAGGCGTCTACGAGAGCTTGAAGTACGGCGCTTCGATCATGAAGCAGTGGCCGAAGTCCGAAGGATCGGTCGACAAGGAGCGCATCAGCTACGAGACCAAGCTGGTCCGTCCATGGAATTTCGGCGTTTACAAGGAATCCGAGCAGGCAATCGACAAACAGGAAGCGCTTTGCGAGACCTCGTACCTCACCGGCCCCGAGGTGTGGCAGCGGATTTACCGGCTGCCGGACGCCAAAAAACTCTACGAGCAGATCATGGTGCACGGCTCGATGGGACAGTCCGCGGGCAGCGGCCCGGATAGCTTCTTCCATCAGGT